ATGGGGACAGCAACTTTGTGGAAGATGCTAATGATGGCTTGGTCTTATAAGTATAAATTAGCGATACCCCAAAAAGAACAAAAGAAAGATTTCGTTGGTGGATTATCAAGATTGTTGAGAGTGGGTTATTCCAAGGATGTGCTGAAACTTGACTATTCATCTCTATATCCATCCATTCAATTGGTTCACGATGTATTCCCTGATTGTGATATTATGGGGGCGATGAAAGGTATGTTATCTTATTTTAGAAACTCTCGTATCAAGTATAAAAACTTAGCCGCTGAGTGGTATGATAAAGATAAAAAGAAATCATTATCCTACGATAGAAAACAATTACCAATTAAGATATTCATTAACTCGATGTTCGGTGCGTTATCAGCACCACAAGTGTTTGCGTGGGGTGATATGTATATGGGTGAACAGATTACTTGTACGGGGAGACAATATCTTAGACAGATGTTAAAGTTCTTTATGAAGAGGGGTTACACCGCGTTGGTATGTGACACGGATGGTATGAACTTCTCATTACCTGAAGGTGGTGTAGATGATAGGGTTTATATTGGTAAAGGTCTTAATTGGAAAGTTAAGAAAGGAAAAGAATACAAAGGTTATGACGCTGATGTTGCCGAGTTTAACGATACCTTTATGAAGGGTGAAATGGCATTAGATTGTGATGGAACTTGGAAATCTTGTATTAATCTTGCTCGTAAGAACTACGCCACAATGGAACATAATGGTAAAATCAAATTGACTGGTAATTCAATCAAATCAAAGAAACTTCCATTATACATTGAGGAATATTTGGATAAAGCAATTAGATTGTTATTGGAAGGTGAGGGACAAAAGTTTGTGGAGTGGTATTATGAATATCTTACCAAGATATATAATAAAGAAATTCCCCTACTTAAAATTGCTCAAAGAGCTAAGGTTAAGTTAAGTATTAAGGATTATATTGAACGTTCCAAACAAACAACCAAATCAGGTGGAGCGATGTCTAGAATGGCTCATATGGAATTGGCAATGAAACATAATCTAAAGGTGAACCTTGGTGAGGTAATCTATTATGTAAATAATGGGGTTAAGGCAAGTCATGGAGATGTACAAAAAATTAATAAACCAAAGAAAGGTTGGTCTCAACAAGATTTAGATAATTTTATGGAGGGTTATGGAAAAATACCACCAGAATCTGTTGATTCTTACGTACAACTAAATTGTTATATGTTAGACCCAAATGATGTTGAAAACAATCCTGATATGTTGGGTGATTATAATGTTGCAAGGGCAATAACAACATTTAACAATCGTATTGAACCTTTGCTAGTCGTATTCAAACAAGATGTTAGAGATACGTTAATTGTTGATAATCCTGAGAAAAGACAATTTTATACACAACAACAATGTGAATTGATTAATGGAGTTCCATTTGAGGAAAAAGACCAAGACAGAATCAAAGAGGATTTGTTGGATTTAGAACCAAAGGAAATTGACTATTGGAACAAGAGAGGAATTGACCCCAACTATATTTACGATTTGGCGGAAGAAGGATGGGAACAATATATTGATTAAAAAAAGAACCCCACTCAAAAGGTGGGGTTAATTATTTAATCTAGTTTCATACCATCGGAGGATATTATATACCAACTACCATCAACATTTTCCAATTCTATACAAGCTCCATTTTCAATTTCAACTTCCGTATATAAATCATCAATTAATGAATCCTCGGTTTTTATAACAACCTTGGTTAATACTTTTATTTTAATTGATTCTGTGGTATTTCTATTTAAAATCAATTCACAAGATTCAACATTTTTAATGACAATTAGATATTCTCCATTTGTATTATAATAGGGAACATCAACTATCTTTTTTATTTTGATAGGAGAAGTGATATTATTTACGTATCTAACACTTTTACTTATTTCACCAATTTTCTTTTTAATTATTTCACTCATTATATTACATATATTTGTCTTGGCATTGCTTGGAATTTTTTAACCTTATTCAGATTTTCAGCAATCAGTCCTTCTCTTTCCATAACCTTTTCAGGTCTCAATCTTGTTAATTTTCCTTCAGCACCTGTTAATTCTTCAATTAATTTTGATTTTTCATCTTTACCTTCAGTCGCCAAACTCTGATAATCCATTGTAAGTTCACTATCAGGTGTTTTAATGTTACCACTGAACTTACCTCTAACCTTGGATAAAGTTTCCTTGGCGGTTGCAAAGAACCATCTACGAACCCATATCTGAGCAGGGTTATTTAAATCAGTCCAACCGATTTTATTCAATGGGACATCAGAAGGTAATTTAATTATATCAGGATTTTTCTTTAAACAATCATCTCTATCTGGACCGTCAACTTCGTAATACCAATACCATACTTTTCCATTCATTAACGTTGCATTACCAAAGTCGAATTTACCTCCAGGAGTTTGCATTAAATGAACCGCCTTTTTTCCTTCAGGTAAAGCTGTAACACGATAAGTTAAATCACCAGCAATAATTCTTCTTTGTATGTTAATTTCTTGCATCCTTAATAACATATCAAATGCTGGCATCATAAAATATGAACCACCATAACCCATCTGAGTATAACCAGCTGGACCACCCAAACCAATACCACCCAATCCACCAAATGTCCATGGATCAAATAATAGATTATTCAAACTTGATGGAGTATACCATAATAATTCATTTAATTCTCTACCCGCAGGTATCTCATATATTTGTTGTTTTGGTACTAATTGTATATAATCTTTTTTTAGTACATTATCACCACCAGCTTGTAATCCAACAATTTTAGAATAAGCATATGAATATCGTTCTTCAAAATCAAAATTTTTGGTGATGAAGGCTTTAGATAAAGATTCTGTGGCTAATAATGAATCTAACATTTCATCTTCCAATTCAATACTTCTAAGAGGAGCACCTAGTAGGTGTCTTAATCTAGTGTATAGTTGGGTTCTTTCTGGTTCTGTGATTATTGACATTTTTGGTTTTATTAATAAATATTATGGACACTTTATTTCGTCCTTGTATTTTCTAAAAAATGAATCAGATACTTGTCTTGAATTCTTAACTAAAATATCAGAACCTTTTGTGTATGTATATGTATTGATTTGGTTACTTTCGTCAGGTTTAATTCTGAATCGTATACTCAATCTTAATTCATCACATCCCCTCTGTCCTTTATTTGACCAATAAAAATGTAAATTTTCAATAGGAACAATAAGATAGTTATCAAATATGATTCCATTGATTTGACTTTTTATTTTTTCTAAATATCCATCACCATTTTCTTTTACATAATTATAAATTTCTGTGATTACTTTATTATATTCACCTAAATAATCTTTTTTCACATTCTTTAAACTACTTTGTTTGAATATTGAAAAGAACTCTGAAAGATAACTATCAACCTCCACGTCCATTTTTTTAACTTCAAAATGGGTATTATCACCAAATATAATTTCTTTATTATTATTTTCATCAATAATATACAGTGGTTTCTTTGTTATCAAATCGGCTTTGATTGGAGGGACATCACTTATTAATGCGGAATTAATACACTCTTTCATTTTATTAACATACACATTAAAATCTTTTTCACCACTTTTAAAATGTTTTAATAGTTCAAATAATGTATAAAATTCTTCAGCATCACACGATAATGGTAAACTTAATTTGGTTTGTTTAATATCAAATTCATCACCTTCAAATGATTGTTCATATTTAGCATATTCTAATTCTCTAACCGCACTTAATATATCATTTAAATCATCCTTGGATATATCATCAATAATTAATCCCGATAATCTTTTTTTGACTTCTTCTTTTTTGAATGTGTCACTTTCTATGAAATCTGCTAATATTTTCAAAAATGATATTGTTCTACCATAATTTTCATCGGATAGTGAAATATCAATTACTTTTTGAAAGGATAATGTTCTATTAAAATTATAGAATTTACTTATTACTTTGATGGAATCATTTAAACTTTTCTTAAGTTTTTTATCTTCAAGTGTTCTTCTCAATTTTAATAACTTACAAAAAGGATCGGATAATCCTTTCCTTTGAGTTTTTTTAAGACAAAGTGAATTTAAATAATCAATTTCTATTTCATCTTCAGGAAATAAAGATTGTTGTTGTTCCAAAAACAACATAAAATCTTTAACTTTAAATTTAACTTCCTCCAATATATTTTCCTTTTTATCTTTAAGTTGATATAACTCATGAACAAATTTCCAATTCACAACACTCCAAAAGTTTTTAATATATTCATCCCTTTTATTTTGGTATTTCAAATAATAAGCATGTTCCCATAAGTCCAAACCTAATATTGGAAATCCTCCACCTTCAACAACATTCATCAATGGATTATCTTGATTTGGTGTTGACATAATTTTTAACCTACCATTTTTTGTTAAAACCAACCAACACCATCCAGATCCGAATCTATCTTTAGATTCTTCATTGAATTTATTTTTGAATTCATTTATTGAACCAAAATCTTTTATAATTCTTGATTTTAGTTCTGATGGAATATCTTGTTTATTAGGTGATAACATTTTCCAAAACAAAGCATGATTAAAGGCTCCCCCACCATTGTTTCGGATTGTTTTTGGAAATTTACTAATTGATTTAATAATATCTTCCAATTCTAAATCACCATAATTTTTTTTGGATAACGCGTCGTTTAGTTTCTTAACATATGTTTTATAATGTCCATTATAATGAACATCCATGGTTTTACCATCAATAAATCTTTTAAGGGAAGATTTAGCATAAGGTAATTTATCAATCCCAATCTTTTTCATTTCCAATAATAGAAACTCACCCGCATTGATTTTTTCTGTTAATAAATTGATTTTGTTTTCAAGTATCATCATAAGATATAAATATCCTATAAATATCAATGTGATACGTTAATCTTATTCATTATCTGTTCTATAAATTCAGCCTTATCTATATTGTCACCCATAACAGTATCAATGATATTCTTTTTATTAATTAACATATCATATATAACACCCTCAATAGTATTATCAAAGATTGGGTAATAAACTGAAACACAATTTTTCTGTCCATATCTATAAGCTCTATCTTCGGCTTGTTGGTGATGGGCAGGAACAAATGATAAGTCATTGAATATAACGGCTTCCCCAGCGGTTAATGTAATACCAACACCCGCAGCTTGTATATTACCAACGAATACAGATATCTTTTCATTCTCTTGAAATTGATCAACAGCGTATTGTCTTTGAGCCTTTGAACAAGTCCCATCCAAATAAACCGATTTCTTCCCAAAGTGGGAATGAATTTGTTGGAGGGTATCAGTAAAGTTTGTAAAGACAATAACCTTCTTTCCCTGTTCCAATATATTTTCAATCAATTCAATTGTATTCGGTACTTTGCCTTCGGCAATTGATTGTCTAACCTTCATTAACTTATTAAACTGAACGGTTAATGATTTTGATTCGTCAGGGTTTTTATTATACCACTCATAATATTCCCCCATTAATTCTTCATATTTCTTTGATTTTAATCTCAAATAGATTGGGGTTATAATCTTCTCAGGTAAATCCAAGACATCTTCTTTTAATCTTCTTAACACTTGTCTTGATGTCCTATCTCTCAACTCTTCCAAGTTAGACGCACCATTAACATTCCACACCTTTCTATTTCCAGCCTTGAATTGATAACCTTGACAATACCGAATAACATAAGCCATCCAATTTTGAGCAACAGGACTTTCAATTAAGTTTAATAAGTTATAATAATTGATTGGTCTGTTTGTCATTGGAGTTCCTGTTAATAACCAAAGGTATTCTGAACTTTTAACAAAACTATTAATCAATTTTGTTCTCAATGATTGGGGATTGGCAACATAATGTGCTTCGTCCATTATAATCAAATCAAAATTACCTTTTGTAATTGGGGAGTTTTCTTTATCCTTTAAATCATAAAAGTTTTTAACAATATCATAATTTATAATAACGATATCGTGTTCGGTGGAGAAATTCTTTCCCTCACATATATAAACACTTCTATCAGAATAATTTTTAATTTCCCTCTCCCAATTTAACTTTAATGATGCGGGACATATTATTAAGATTTTCTTAACGTTTGTTTCTAGTAATGCGATAATTGCCGCGGTTGTCTTTCCTAAACCCATATCATCTGCTAATATGAATTTTTTACTACCAACCAATTTTTCAATTGCAATCTTTTGATGTTCCAAAGGCATCCTATGACTATACTTTGAATAATCAATTTTAACTTCAGTTGTGTTATGAGTTTTTAATAATGCGGCTTTAGGTAACCACATATCGGATAATGTATCACCGGTGTTAAACTTACCCCAAATGTGATAAGATTTTTCTTTATCAACCAATAACTTTTCAACCCAAACATCTGTGGGGACGTTTAACATATTTTTTTCATCAGCAATCTTTTTTGCAAAATAAGGTTCAATGTTAACCCATTTCTTCGCCACCTTTGGTTCAACTGAATTATAATTTACTATATATTCGGATTGTGATCTTGTTGGGTAAAATTTCTTATTAGTATCCTTTAGATATTTTAATTTAAGGATATAGTTATTACCCCCCGAATAATTATCTAATATGTCGAGAGCTTTGGTTTCAATAAGATTCGATGTTTTTCCTGTTAAAGTCAAAATAAAGATTTTAACATAAAAATAGTTGAAAGTTTAATATTTATCAATATGACAAAATGTATATGGTGAAGCCTTAAAAGATGGGATTAAATTTTTACCACCAATTGAACTTAAGGGGTATGTTCAAATAATGGCACCTGAAAACAAACTAATTGGAGGAAATAAAATAAATCAAGTTGAACCAGGTAATATGAGATTCTCAACATATCAAAGACAATTGGATGAATTGGATGTTGACATTCAATTCGGTGATTATTTGGGGTATTATGAAACTGAGGATAGAATTAGATATTATGTTGTAAATAATGATGGTAGAGTTGTTTCAGATAACAAACACAACTATGCTGGGTATAAACCATATTATAGAACTATTATGGCTTCAGCAGTAATAGACAACGAATTTAGAGGATTATAATTATGCCGTTACCTAAAAAAATAAAAAAGAATATACCTTTAACTGAACCTAAAGTAGGTTTAGCTAGACGAGAAGAACTTTTAGAAAAAATAAATAGAGATGGAACATATCTACCTAAATCATTATTACACGCTGATTTGGATGGTGGTTTTTTGGATTTTGTTAAAAATGAATTAAAAACAGTTGTTGATGGTAAAACAGTACCAACAATTGATATATTAATAACAACACAGAATTGGTCTCAATTTACTGAAACTTGGGACTTACAAAATTTAGATAAAAACGTAGAATTACCTTTTATATCAATTGTAAGGGTTCCTGAAGTAAAATACGGATCAAATCCATCGTTACTTTATACTATCCCAAATAGAAAACAATATTTTTATGCACAAGTCCCTACTTGGGATGGACAGAGAAGTGGAATGGATATTTACAAAATACCCCAACCAGTTCCAGTTGATATTTCATATCAAGTTAAAATTGTATGTAATAGAATGAGGGAACTAAATCAGTTCAATAAACTTGTGATTGAAAAATTTAGTTCTAAACAATCATATCAAGTAATAAAAGGTCATTACATTCCAATAGTCATGGGTGATATCTCAGATGAATCAGTTATGGATGTTGAAAAAAGAAAATATTATATACAAAGTTATCAATTTACTTTGTTAGGATTTTTGATTGATGAAAATGAGTTTGAAGTGTCACCAGCTAAAACAAGAGTATTACAAGTCTTGGAGGTTGATACACAAACAACAAAAAGAGGTAAAAATAGAACTACATCATTACCTAATGTTTTTGACGCAATTTTTGTAACAGGAAATACTATCTTATCTCAAACATTTGATTATACAACAAATCTATCTATTGGTGAGACTAATAACATAGATGATTTTGATGTTTATATAAATAATGATTATTACGGTACTAACGTAAATGAAATAATGATAAACACGGGTGATGTTCTTAGACTTGAGGTGGTAAAAGTTGATACCCTATTAGAATCTTCAATTAAGATAGAACGACCCCTGTTAACTTAGTTGTCACCATAGATATCTTTTTTTTCTTTACACTTTTCAACAATAAGTTTTTCTAAGAATCTATACATCTTGATTCCATTCTTATCACAATAATTCTTAAGTATATTGTGTACCTCTAAAGATATTTTTAAATTCTTTATTTTATTACCTTCTTTATCCATGGTAGAAAAAAGGTAGAATTTATTCTACTCAATTTATTAATACATATCATAAAGTAAAGTTTTTGTGGTTTTAGATAATATTTATCTAAAAATAAATCATTTAAAAATAAAAAAAAATGGCAAATAAAGTATTCGTTTCTCCTGGTGTCTATACTTCCGAGGTCGATTTAAGCTTTGTGTCTCAAAGTGTTGGTGTAACAACTTTGGGTATTGTCGGTGAAACTATTAAAGGTCCAGCCTTCGAACCAATTTTCATCACAAACTATGACGAATTTCAAACTTACTTTGGTGGAACTTCTCCTGAGAAATTTATTAACACTCAAATTCCGAAATATGAGGCGGCTTATATAGCTAAAGCATATTTACAACAATCAAATCAATTATTTGTTACAAGAATTCTTGGTTTATCAGGTTATGATGCGGGTCCTTCTTGGACAATAACAACAAAAGCAAATGTTGATCCAACAACTGTTGATTTCTATTGTCAAAGTGCAATTACATTAAGTTGTGTAACGACTTGTATTGATTATTTAACAATACCTTTTACAGCAAACTTTACAGGTTGTACTAATAGTACTGATAGTATTACATTTACTGATCCGACAAATGAACTTCCTGCTGAGTTATTAAACAAATTATATTTACCTTACGAAAAATTTGATGGTAGTGTTTCGACAATTTATGCAAACATGACACAACAAATTTTTGATGTAATGAATGATCCATTCAGTGAGAGTGAATCTGTTTATTATTACGGTCCAATTTCAGGTGCTGACTATACAAATTTAGTTACGGCTGGATTTACCGCGGCAACAAATGTATTTGGTGTTGAGGATGTAAATAAAGATTTATGTGATTTAACATCATCATTAAATGATCCTTGGTATTATGCAACTTTTGATAATTTGGGTAATGCACAATACACAGGTTTTTCAATGTTTAATGTTATTGACATTACATTAATACCTACGACAACAACAACTACAATAACTCCAACAACTACAACTACCACAACTAACCCTTGTGTTACTCCAACCCCATTAATAACTACAACAACTACTACGGCTAAACCAGTGTTCTGTTATACAGGTTCAGTAACAGGTGTTCTATATGTTTGGGAAGGTATGGCGTTCACTGATTATGATGATTTAGTAATTGCAACATTCCGTTCAAGAGGTTTAGCAACATATAATTCTGATGATGGGGCGGTTTATGAAGTATCAGGTTTAACTGATGTAAGTATGGCTTGTACAGGTGCATACTCAGGGGTAACTAAAAATCCGTTTGCTACATTTGGATTGAATGTAACAAATAAAGATGGACAAACCTTATTCTTTGAAACTTCGTTTACTAATTCAGATTCAAAATACTTAACTAAAGTTTTTGGTGTTTCTAACTTTGCTAAGCCTAAAACTACAGTACCATTATTTGTTGAGGAAATATTCCAATCGTTATTAACTTATGGTTATAGAAAAGGTTATATTAGAGGTTTAAGTTGTTCATTAACAGCGTTACCAAATGCAAGACAACAGACTGATCCAACATCAATTGCTTGGTATTTGGAAAGATATCAATCACCTGAATCACCATGGGTGGTATCTGAATTAAGAGGTAATAAAGTGTTCAACTTATTCAAGTTTGTAACAATTGCTGACGGTAATGATGCTAATTATGAGGTTAAATTATCTATAGGTAATATATCATTCAATAATGGGACTTTTGATGTATTTGTTAGAGATTATTTTGATAATGATTCTAATCCTGTTGTCCTTGAAAAATTTACAAATTGTTCAATGAACCCTCAAGAAAACAACTTCATTGCTAAGAAAATTGGAACAATGGATGGAGAATTCCAATTGAACTCTAAATATGTTATGTTGGTAATGAATGAAGACGCACCAATAGATGCGTTACCTTGTGGTTTCGAAGGATACCAATTTAGAGAATACGCCGGTGTTAGACCTCCATTCCCTATTTATAAAACTAAATACGATTTTCCTGGTGAAGTTGTATATAATCCACCTTTTGGATTATCATCAGGTGCTGATGACATTGTTAGAAGTGCTGGTGATAATGTAAGAAGAACATATCTTGGTATATCTGATACAATCGGATATGACTTAGATTTCTTTGCTTATAAAGGTAAACAACTTCCTTTATCAGTATGTACTGATACAAGCGGTGACAATTGGTTGTACAAAACAAGAGGATTCCACATGGACGTAAATGCTAGTGGTATTACAATTGGGAATAGTTTTGCAACAAGTGGAACACCAGCGTTCTATGTTGGTTCCGCTCCATTTACATCAGACCCAACAAATGAATCAAGTCCATATTATAGATTGTTCTCACGTAAGTTTACTTTATTATGTTCAGGTGGTTTTGATGGCTGGGACATTTATAGAGAGAGTAGAACTAATGAAGATAAGTTTATTTTAGGTAGAACTGGTTATTTGAAAGGTTCTTGTCCTTCATTTAGATATCCTACAGCATCAGGTTGGGGAGCATTTAAAACAATTACTGTTGGTAATAATAGTGTTGACTACGCAAATACTGACTATTACGCATACTTGTTAGGACAACAAACATTCTCTAATCCTGAAGCGGTTAATATTAATGTATTTGTTACTCCAGGTATTGATTATGTAAATCATTCAAATCTTGTTGAATCAGCAATTGAAATGGTTGAATTTGATAGAGCTGACTCAATATACATTTGTACAACACCTGACTATAAAATGTTTGTACCAACTACTGGTGATCAGTTAGATTTGATTTACCCTCAAGAAGCGGTTGATAATTTAGAAACTGCGGGTATTGATTCTAATTATACCGCAACTTACTATCCTTGGGTATTAACAAGAGATACAGTTAATAATACACAAATTTACATTCCACCAACTGCGGAAGTATGTAAAAACTTAGCATTAACTGATAACATTGCTTTCCCTTGGTTCGCCGCCGCTGGTTATACTCGTGGTATTGTAAACGCAATCAAAGCGAGAAAGAAATTGACTCAAGAAGATAGAGACACTCTTTACAAAGGAAGAATTAATCCAATTGCAACTTTCTCTGATGTAGGAACAGTAATTTGGGGTAACAAAACTCTACAAATTAAAGAATCCGCTTTAGATAGAATCAATGTACGAAGATTGTTATTACAAGCTCGTAAATTAATTTCAGCGGTATCAGTTAGATTATTGTTTGAACAAAATGACGATAAAGTTAGACAAGACTTCTTAAACGCTGTTAATCCTATCTTAGACGCAATAAGAAGAGATAGAGGTTTATACGATTTCCGTGTAACAGTTTCTTCAGATCCTGCCGATATAGATAGAAATCAATTAACAGGTAGTATCTATATCAAACCTACAAAGGCTTTAGAATTTATAGATATTACATTCTACATCACCCCAACAGGTGCATCGTTTGAGAATATTTAATAAAAACTTTGATATTTATGGGGGAGATTAATTCTCCCCCTTTTTTTTATAATCAATATATTTATAGACATGAGAAATACTATTATCAAAATATTAAGAGAATTCGAGGAAAGAGAAATTCCTATGAAATATTATGCGTTCGATTGGGATGATAATCTTATGTATATGCCAACTAAAATTTATTTAATGTCTGAAGATGGTAATGAAGTTGGAATGGGTACTGAAGATTTTGCGACATACAGAACAAAAATTGGTAAAGAACCTTTTGAATATGAAGGTGAAATAATTGAAAATTTTGCCCCCGAACCATTCAGAGATTTCAAAGTAAGTGGAGATAAGAAATTTTTAAGAGATGTAATGACAGCGGAATTAGCTGAAGACGCTGCTTGGACGGATTTTGTTGAGGCAGTTAATAATGGTTCATTATTCTCAATAATTACCGCAAGAGGACATAGACCGACAACTTTAATGTTAGGCGTAAAAAAATTAATAGAATCAGAAAGAGGTGGTATTGATTCAGATATGTTGTATGACTCATTAGTTAAAATGAGAGAAAATGCTGGTGAAACTCCTGAAGATAAAGAAACTGAAATTATGAAATATCTACAATTATGTAGATTCTATCCTGTAACCTATGGTGAGGGTTCCGCTCAAAATCCTGAAGAGGCTAAGATTGTTGCTATGAATAAGTTTAAAAATTACGTTCAATCACAAGCAGAAAAATTAAATATAAGACTTGCTAATAAAATGGAAAATGAAGTTAATAACAAATTTGTCCCAATGATTGGTTTTTCTGATGACGATATTAGAAACGTGAAAGCAATGAGTAAGGGAGTTAAGGACATTAAAATCTTTTCAACTCATGGAGGTAAGAAAAAAGAATATAGACCAGAAGAAGA